CGCGGGACCATCTTGGTCTTTTAGAACAATCGCGAACGTAGATAAATCAACAGTAGGGTTTGAATGTTCAGGATTCACCTATGATATTAATACTTGTTCTAACATATGTACAGGGTATACTATCACACCATTCACATTTGAATTTACAGGTTGTAATAATAATATTGGAACGGTTGAAGTATTTAATGTACCAACATTAATTTCAAATAAAATTAATGACACTTATGAAACATTCAATGGTAGTACATCAAGAATTTTAGATGATATTCAAGCACAGTTATTTGATATTATTACAACACCTAGTCACTCAGCAACTTCTATAAATTATTATGGAACAATATCGGGGTCTGATTATAACTCATTAAGTGCTTATACTTCAGAAAATAATGTTTATGGTATTGATAGTGTTAGTTCAACAAACGCTGATTATACTGACGCAAATAATGACCCTTGGTACTATTCTTTATTTGATAACACTAATGGTTCTTATAGTGGTTTTTCATTCTATAATGTTGTTAGTAATTTAACTGCTACTACGACATCATCAAATTGTGCAACATTCTTTTCATTATCAGTTAGTTCTGCAACGGTTTCAAATACTGTTGGTAGTATAAACTATAATACTAATACAATTAATGTAGTGTTACCTAGTGGAACTACAACATCAGGATTAACAGCATTAACAGTTATGTTTAGTGCTTGTACAACGGGTGTTACAGTTAGTGGTGTAACACAAGAAAGTACCGGAACAACACAAAACTTCTCAGGGGGTTCTTTACCATATGTTTTAACATCTCAAGATGGTTTAAATATACAACCTTGGACAGTTAATGTTACGATATATAATCCTTGTAATCCTCTAACATCAGGTAATACAGGAAATTATAATACTGGAATTATAACTACTTGTTATAGTGGAACTGTAAGTGGTAAAATTTATGTTTACTCAGGAGTTTCATATACTGATTTTGATGATATGGTTATCGCTACCCTTCGTTCGAGAGGTATTGCAACATATGGTACAGGTAGTGATGGACCGGCTTATGAAGTTACAGGTGCGACTGATGTGTCAATTAATTGTACAGCATCTACATATTCTAATATTTCTAAAAATCCATTTGCAACTTTTGGTCTTAATGTTACAGATTATGATGGTAATACATTCTTCTTTGAAACTTCTTTTAGTGAATCTGATTCTAAATATTTACCAAAAGTATTCGGTTCTTCAAACTTCGCTAAACCAAGAACTACAGTTCCTGTTTTCGTAGAAGAAAGATTCCAAACGTTATTAAACTATGGTTATAATAAAGGTTATATTAGAGGTTTAAATTGTAATTTATTAGATTTACCACGAGCTGCGGGGGCAAACCCTTCTTCAATTGCTAACTATTTAGAAAGATACCAAACAGCGGTATCTCCTTGGGTTGTTTCTGAGGTTAGAGGTAATAAGGTATTTGATTTATTTAGATTTGCAACAATATCAGATGGTAATGCTGCAAATACTGAAGTTAAAATTTCAATTGCTAATATGTCTTTTGGTAATTTAACGTTTGATATTTTGGTTAGAGATTTCTACGATACTGATAATAATCCTGTAGTTATTGAGAAATTTACAAATTGTACTATGAATCCTCAAGATAATTCATTTGTGGCTAAAAAAATTGGTACAACTGACGGTGAATATGAATTGAATTCAAAATACATTATGGTGGAAATGAATGAAGATGCACCAATTGATACATTACCTTGTGGATTCAAAGGATTCAAATTTAGACAATATGGTTCATCAAGGTCTCCATTCCCAATCTATAAAACTAAATATGATTATCCTGGTGAAGTAGTATTTGACCCACCATTTGGATTAAGTTCAGGTGGAAATGATGCGACATTTAGTCCGGGTGATAATGTTCGTAGAACTTACTTGGGTATTTCAACAGGAAATGGAGCAGGATACGATGTTGATTTCTTCCAATATAAAGGTAAACAAAATCCGTTGAGTTTATGTTCAGAAACTGACGCACCGGATTGGTTAACATTAACAAAAGGTTTCCATATGGATAAAAACGCGAGTGGTATTACTATATCAAACGCATTTACTACGAGTGGAACTCCGGCATATTACGTTGGTGATGCAACATTTACAACTGACCCATCAAGTGAAGTAAGTCCTTACTATAGAATTTATTCTCGTAAATTCACTTTATTAGTACAAGGTGGTTTTGACGGTTGGGATATCTACAGAGAAAGTCGTACAAATACTGATAGATTTAAATTAGGTAGACAAGGTTACTTAAATGGGGCTTGTCAAGATTTAAGATATCCAACAGCATCAGGTTATGGAGCTTTTAAACAAATCACTGTAGGAAACAATAGTGTTGATTACGCGAATACTGATTATTACGCTTACTTATTAGGACAGCAAACATTTGCAAATCCTGAGGCAGTAAATATTAACTTATTTGTTACTCCGGGTATTGATTATACAAATAACTCTGATTTAGTTGCAGATGCAATAGAAATGATTGAGTTCAATAGAGCTGACTCATTGTACATTTGTACAACGGCAGATAGTGATTTATTTATTCCTAGTCCTGACCCAAGTGCATTAATTTACCCACAAGAAGCGGTGAATATTTTAGAAGAAAGTGGAATTGACTCTAACTATACGGCAACTTATTATCCTTGGGTATTGACAAGAGATAGTGTTAATAACACACAAATCTACTTACCACCAACGGCTGAGGTTACAAGAAACTTGGCGTTGACTGATAACATTGCGTTCCCTTGGTTCGCAGCGGCAGGTTACACAAGAGGTATTGTAAACGCTATCAAAGCGAGAAAGAAACTTACTCAAGAAGATAGAGATACCCTTTATCAAGGACGTATTAATCCAATTGCTACTTTCTCTGATGTTGGTACGGTAATTTGGGGTAACAAAACTCTACAAGTGGCTCAATCGGCACTTGATAGAATCAATGTAAGAAGATTATTACTTCAAGCTCGTAAATTGATTTCGGCGGTATCTGTAAGATTATTGTTTGAACAAAACGACCAAAAAGTAAGACAAGATTTCTTAGATGCGGTTAACCCTATCTTAGACGCTATCAGAAGAGACAGAGGTTTATATGATTTCCGTGTAACAGTTTCGTCAGACGCTGCTGATTTAGACAGAAATCAAATGACAGGTAAGATTTATATCAAACCAACCAAATCGTTAGAATTTATAGACATTACGTTCTATATTACTCCAACCGGAGCTTCTTTCGAGAATATATAATAAAAAAATTATGACTCATCTTAGGGTGAGTCATAATAAGCCTTAATATAAAGATATGTTAAAAAACGAAATAGTTGAAGGAATTGATGAGTTTGGTGCTCCCGATGAAAAATATTACGCATTTGATTGGGATGATAATATTGTATCAATGCCGACCAAAATATTATTAAAAGATGAAGATGGTGATGAAGTAGGTATGTCTACTGAAGATTTTGCAACTTATAGAGAGCAAATTGGTAAAGAACCGTTTGAATTTGATGGCCACACAATAATAGGATTTGCTGAAGACCCTTTTAGATATTTTGGTGTGAAGGGAGATAAACAATTTATTGTTGATGCAATGATAGCTAATCCGGGTCCGGCTTGGCCAGATTTTGTTGAGGCAATAAATAACGGTTCAATATTTTCGATTGTTACTGCTAGAGGACACACACCGTCTGTGTTAAAAGAAGCTTGCTACAATTATATTATCTCAAATATCAATGGGATTGATTCAAATGAATTAGTTAGAAATTTAGAGAAATATCGTGATTTAGCGGATGAAGAGAATGTGTCTAAAAGAGAAATGATTCGTGAATATTTGGACTTGTGTAAATTTTACCCTGTAACTTATGGAGAAGGTTCCGCTACAAATCCGGAGGAGGGTAAAATAAAAGCATTAAAACAATTTGTTAATTATGTTAAGTCAATGTCAAAACATATACAAAAGAAAGCATTTTTAAAAAATAAGATAAGTAATTATTTTGTACCAAAAATAGGTTTTTCAGATGACGACTTAAAAAATGTGGAGGTTGTAAAAAAACATTTCGAACAAGACCCAGAGAATATAATTAAAACATATTCAACAGCAGGAGGAATTAAAAAAGAATATTAAAATAATTATTATAAATAAAAACTACTAAATAACTAATATAATAACTGGATTACTAGAATTATAAAAAATTTAATTCTAAAAGTCAAGACAAAAAAATTAAATAGGTAATATTTATAATAAACAAGATAAAAAAATAAAATTTAAAAACAAATAGAAAATGGCT